TGGCGCAGCTTGCAATGCAACTTTTCCTAACTTATTCCAGAAGCCCATAATTCACCTTATCCAGGGATAGAAGGTGGCTGTCCCCAAACGATGTAATAGATTGCGATAACCGCGACAACTATGCGGAAGATCGTTAATAGATCTCCGGAAAGTGGAAATCCTAGAATGTTTAGAACAGGTCCGAGTAAGGCGAAAAGTATCACGACACAAACTACAGCAATCAACGTACGGATAAAGATATTACGCATTTCTCTTTGTTCCCTTGCTGACTACATGTTCCGATGGACCTAATCCCTTGTTTTTCTTCTTATTTACAGTTGCATAGAATACGACCTTAGCCTTCTCAGGCCCATATTGTTTCTTCATGTTTGACATGACTTTCTCGCCACGTCCTGAGAAATATTTACTGAGTGGCATTGAATTTTACTCCACCAGATTCACTAGACACGTCACTCGCAACGCCTAATTCCTTTTCTAACTTCCCTATTTCTTCCCGCTTTGCGCGCATCAATTCTGCTTGTTTTCTATCTTCTGCTTCAAGCATCTGTTGACGAACTCTCCATGGCATAAACTGTGGCTGTATAGGTTTATATTCTTCCTTCTCTATCGGAGAAGGTTCGGGATTAGCTTTATCCAGCAATCTAGTGAGTAACTCTCTACGCTCGCGGTTACTCTCATCGAGTTGCTCACGGAGAACCTCACACGTTGCACAAGGAACTGGCTCAATCCCGAACCACTTGTATAAAAGTTCCTTAATCACTTGACTACTACTTGACTCTTCAGTAATTCAACTGTGTTTTGAAATGCGCGCTCCAACAATTCAGGTGGAAGATGCAAAGCATACACTGAACCAGAACGACCCATTCCTGACATAACACAATCAGCAATGAAATCTAATACGTCTATTAAATTCACGTCTGATGGAATACCATCTTCTTGCGTTAAATGATGACGATTCAATTTACGATGCGCATCCCACCAAGTAGTTTGCTTAAATCCTGTTACAAAATCTCGATGAAATCCATCAATGTCAGTCAATTTATCAGGATCATGATTAGTCTTTGTATCCTGAAGCATTCCAATGAAAAATTCTAATGCCTGATGAATATCATCGATGTGTTGAACTGAACTTTGATACAAAGTTTCCTTTGAAACTTTTGTATAGTCGCACGTCCGCGTGTCCGCAGTTGAACTCTTTTCAATTGTAATCAATGTCTGTACCTCGATACAGGTTTAATTGTTTCGTCAGACTCTACCTTTTGCATATTGCGGTAGAATGCTGTCCAATCATTACTCGTATTCAGCTTGTTTACCAATGCTTCTTGGGCTTGGATTTTCTTGAACTCTTGATTACTCTCGTCGAAATATCCTTCTGCTGCATCAACCAGATACCGTAGTCCATCAATAGGGTCGTCACCTTCAAATTCAGCGATATCTTCTGCTGGTTTATTGTTTTTTGGTTTATCATATGAACATGCTTTAATTGCTTCCACTAAAATCGGACACGCACCCTTAAAAATCTGTAATTTCGGGATGTTTGTCTCTGGTTCTTGTGGAAGAAATGAATTCATGTATGCTTTGTACTCTACTTCACCACGGTTTCGCCATATCCACATGGCATATTCTTCATTATATAGTGGCATTTCTTGCGGATTAATTAGTTTAGGCTGCCACCGTAAGTATTCATGTATGAGTAGTTTTCCAGCAACGCGGCTACCGGGAGTATTATTACTAAGTTCGATTGATTGTCCGAGTTCATCTTCAATTTGCTGTTGGATTGTATGTTCTTGTCCTCTATCTTGTCCGGCAGATTTACAGAAACGAATAAGCCTTGGTGATTCCTTGTCAATATACAGCTTAACATGTGGTGCCCACTCTGCAATCTTCGTCTTTACCCAATATTGTTCTCTGTAAATATATACGCGCTTGCTAGGAGATATTGCTGCGTATCCTATCCATGTCATTGCAGCAAATCCCCAGTCACCAATTACAATACGAGGCCACCATTGTGGAATTGCAAACTCTGGAATTACATGTATCGCATTGGGTGGTTCGTCTTCAAATTTTCTATCTCTAAATTCATCAAATACTTGTCCTTGGTAGGCGTCCCAATCACCGAGTAACTTGGCTTTCCGTTCGGCCTCAATAGTAATACCTTGTAGTGACTGTTTATATGTGGGATCAATATGCTTATTATCTTCCAGAGTTGAATGTATGTAAATTCGTTTATTACCTCCTCTTCCGACAATTATCTTTCCGCCTTTGGGGTAAGGTTTAATGAATCGTTTATAAGTCCAAGTGTGACCAATTCCTCCAGGCATTCCAGCTGCGCGTGTGATGCTAGGAAGACCAGAGTCTTTTGGTGCTCTGTTTCGTTGGAAGGTAATGTAAGTGTATATCCATTCTGTAATGGACGTAAGTTCGTCTGGTGTATAGAGGCAAATTTGCATTGTGTCATATTGATGTACGTCATCCTCATTCTCGCAATGACCTAAAAAGATCATCGCCCCTTCATTGGTTCCACCTGTACCACCGTACTGATCAGTACGTGGAAACGTCCAACACATTTCTGTCTTATTAAGAGTGGCTCCAAATTTACGATATAACTCCCTACTTCTTGGAATAATCTCATTACGGAGTTCGGGATACGTCCGTCGCATGAATACCTGCTTGAACTTCGGATGTTCGTGCCATCTATGCACAATTCCGTAAAGTAATAATACATCCGATTTTCCTGAACCTGCTCCACCTCCATAGAATGCTTCCTTTATTGTGACAGGAATCGATAAGAATAATTCTTGCTTAGGTTCAGGACGCCATTCATTAGAACTGAATACAGGTTTCTTACTATCCGGTGTATATCCGTCCACTTCTAGTAACCTTGCATATCCATGCGCGGTCTGAATCTATTTTGCATGAATGGATTACTTGGTCCCATTGAACCCTGTTGCATTGGACTCATCTGTTGTTGAGGTGGCATCATCTGCTGTGGCGGAGGCGGTTGTAAGGGATTTTCCATTGGTGGTTGCATTTGTTGCGGAAGACGTGATGGACCTATACCTCTCTGTTGCATCTGAGGGCGCATCCTCTGTCCTTGACCCATCATTGGATTCATTCCACCATGTTGACCAAACATATTATTTCCTCATTCCTATCCACGGTCTAGTTACTTCAAATGGTAGAGTCTGCCAAGTTACAGTCACTACATCACCAGGACCAGGACAATGATTACCTATCACGTCTACAATCCAAATTCCTGTGTTACCGTTACTCGCTCTGTATGCAACAATGTCTCGTGCAATTGCAGAGCATTCAGCATTCTTACACAAGTAACCCCATCTAGAGTCTCTTAATTGAAGAGTGCGTATTGCTAAATCTAAAAAGGCCCACGCAGATTCTCCATACTTATCTTGGCAACTATTCTTTAATAATGTAGGATTAGTAGCTGCCACACTTCTTACTACTTCTTCACCATACATGGGTAGAGGTATTACTGTATTTTGTGTATTTGTATCAGGTACATCAACAGGCCCAGTATCAGATCCAGTTTTATCACTATTATTTGTATTCGTATTTGTGTTGTTAGAAGTTACTGATATTTCAGGTGGATTAGGAGAGGGAGATGTAAGATTAAAAGTCTGTTCACACGCACTTAGTAACAGTGCGATGATTATTAACATAAACAATCTCATTAATCCCTCTTAAGTACAACTAAAGTATCTGCTGTTGCACGTACGAATCCGCCTCCAAGTCGTGCGGCTCCCCCAGTTAATGTAACTGCTGTATTCAATGTGAACACTGACGTATTGCTTTGTGCAATAGTCGGTGCTGCTGCATCGGTATACAGAGTCACATTAACTGCTGGCAGCGCATAGATAACATTAGCCAGCATAGTTACTGGTGGTCCAATAGGTAGTAGCTGTACTGGCATATTGTCCTCTATTTCTTACTTGGGTTCAGGTGTTGGAGAACCAGGAAGTGAATTGTCCGGTACGAGTACTAGACCTACGCACGCAATCCACTTGATGATGAAACGCGCACCCGGACGTGGAGGCCATACGGTCGGACGATCTGGAGTATCCGGCAATTCATTGTCCGGTACAGTTGGATCGAACGGAAGTACAGGAAGTTGAATAGCCTGTGGAGGAAGTCCGGGCAACGAGTTGTCAGGACGCCCCGGAAACGGTGGAAGACCCTGACCCGGATATACAGGTGCGCCCGGTAGACCCTGTGACGGATACGCAGGTGAACCCGGCAAACTGTTGTCTACATCTCCGCCGCCCGGTGTGAGAAACGTAATAACTGCGAGTCTTGACATACACACTCTCCTTTTACTTGGTTACGGTTACAGACTTAGTTACTGTAGTTGGACTCTGTGTTACAACAGGAGTCCCATCAGTAAATGTAAAGTTTAAGAAGTCACTCATTACGCCCTCTGCACTAATTACATTGACAGGTACTACAGAAGGAACAAGTACAGTACTCATATTCACAGCAGTAGTCAATTCAGTTGCGCTAACGAAGGTGGTTGGTTCTTCTCCACCATTGAACATAATTATGGAACCAGATGTAAAGTTAGTTCCATGTACATGTAGGAGGAAGGATGGATCACCTACTTCTGCTGAGTTAGGAGTAAGTGAACTAATTGCAGGTGCTTTAACTGACCCACTAGTCAGTACTTTCATTATCGCAATGAATGCCTTATCTGCAAAGCGTGAGTCTGAGCACGCCTTATCAAGTATCTTCTTGATGTATTCTGCTTGCTCATTAGATACAACTAGTGCAACAGAATTCAAAAGAGTCGCAGAGAATGGATCTGGCTTTAATACTGATGGCATCTTATTCTCCTGATGTAATGCATGACCCCTACTTGTGCCCCGCCTTCGGCGGCTGAGACAAGTTATTCCTGTACAGTGATTGTCTCGAATGATCTTTCATCTCGAAATTGAGGCGCGAATATCACGAACTGAGGAGGCTTGACACCTTCAGTGTCAGCCTGTTGCTGAGGTTCAAGATTCTTGATGACTACTGTCATGTCCTTAGCTATAGACGCCAAGTCTTTTACATCCGCGTAATCTAGTTTCTCTTGTGTAATTGCTGACAGCGCACCATTCAATGTCTTTTGAGCACGCTTAACTGCGCGCTGTCGAGACTTGTTGATGTGACTGATGATTGACTGTGAGGGCGTGTTATAAGTGGTAGTAGATGTAGCGCCCTTGCTATATGCGCTTACACTTGAGGGGGATATTCCAAACTCTTTGGCGAGAGATAGTGCAGACTGTCTTCCGTTTAGGAGAGCTTCTTCACCTATAATCTTACGTAAACTGTCAGGGACATTTACATCCCCTTCTTTACGACCAGGTTTCTCTACATCAAGTATTTCTACCTTATGAGACTCTTTTCTATTGAGTCTATCTAATTCTTCTTGAAAAGAATCATCTGATACAAGACCAATGGGCATGACTACTCACTCCATTCTATCTTCCCAGTTACATGTAGACTCTTACAAGAAGAATGGACAGTAGTCTGCTGTCGA